GTGAAACCCTCGCCTTTGTCCGGGAACTATCTAATGAATGTGCCCGTCTGGGCGGCCCTCTGAGTAAGGCTCTTAACGGCCTGATCAGTAAGGGTGCCTATCGTGAGGTATCGGATTTTCTTATAGATCCTCTCACTTTGGACAAGGACCAAACTAACGACTATGTTTATGCTCGGCAAATCAAGGCGCTTGTTGAAAAGCAAGATTTCCTTGACCTGGGCTACGACAGACGTCGTGAAGCAATATCCAAGTTTAGACAGGCGGAAGAGAAGTGCCGAGAGACGAATACTAGGTTATGGAACGAGCTTCCCAAGTGGGACGTTGGCGGCGTATTGCACGACGCACAACGGATAATAGCTCAAGTACTGGGACCAGTCCCTAGTTTCTCGGAGATGTCCTTTCTCTTCGGACCCGGAGCATCGACTAACGTCGTTGGGCGTGTAGCTAGCTTCAGATCGAAGCTAGGAGCGCCAATGCAGTGTAGTGAGTCGCTGGTGGGTTGGCTGGGGAGCTTCCTTGCGGAGTTCCCCCTATGGTGCGACACAGTGGCAACGAAACATTCCAAGTTTGACCCGACGGATGAAAATCCGGAGGGCGACGAGGTTGTTGTCGTCCCAGTTGAAGTACGGCCTGCTCGTCTCGGCTTTGTACCGAAGACCTCCAAGACGGATCGGACCATCTGTGTGGAGCCCTCCTTGAATGCCCTCGGGCAAAAAGGAATTGGGAGCTACATGAAGAAAAGGCTCGGTTTGTACGGGGTCACTCTACGTGACCAAACGCGGAACCAGGACCTTGCCTGCGAAGGGTCGAGAAATGGCAGCTTTGCCACTATTGATCTTAGTAGTGCCTCGGATACTGTGTCATACGCGCTGGTTATGTCACTTCTGCCGACTGAGTGGTTTGATTTATTAGATCACTTCCGGTCGGAGAGTGTTGAGTTCGGGAATGAGCTCGTTGTTCTAGAGAAATTTAGTTCAATGGGCAATGCGTACACATTTGAGCTGGAGAGTCTTATTTTCTATGCTCTGGCTCTTGCTGTGTGCGATCGACTGAACTTACTAGAGGAACCGATCTTCAGCACCAAGGGACCGTTTAGAACGGCCCGCGTTGTTGTCTACGGGGATGATATCATTGTCCCCGTTGCTGCCTACGATCTCTTGAGCAGTGTCCTAACGTGGTGCGGCTTCGAGCTGAACGCTCAAAAGTCGTACTGCTATGGATATTTCCGAGAGTCGTGCGGAGCAGATTGGTTCAACGGTTTTGACGTCCG